TCATTCTCCGAACTCCCCCCTCAATTTCTCCAAAACTAATTGTAAATGTCTAGTTTGAGCGTTATAATCTTTGATCTGTATTGCAATCTTGATCGCTCTTCTCAGAATATTGTTATATTTCTTCAGTTTTTTGTTTTCCTCAGCTAACCTCTGGTTCTCTTTCTGTAGCTTTTCCAACTTACGTTCTAAAATATTAATAGTATCCAATGCCTTACTATACTGAATTTGCAATTCTTCTTTTTGTTGTATTATTTCATTAATTGTCATAGTCATAACCTCATTATTTTTACTACCCTCGCTTTTCTTCATTTACTTCGTCTTTAACAAGAAGTTCTATTGCCTTTCTTATTGCCTCGCTTCTATTTAACCCATTTCTTATTGCGTATCTGTCCAGTAGCTCTATCAGGTATTCTTCTGCCTTAAATGTAACAACTTTCATCACTCACCACCATGGTTCTTTATTTCATTTAGGAATTGTAACATTTGATCTAGCTTTATACGGTACTGGAAAACTTGGCTACCGACTTTTATAACGTCAAGACCGTAGTCAAAAATCACTTCAACAGGATATTGGGAATCCCCTATCTTTACTAAACCCTTTGAATAGAAGTATTCGTTTAGCACTTCTTCCGGCTCTTGTAGATATAGAACCTCGACTTTTGTGTTTTCAATTAAAGCCGAAGTGTCAAGGAAAGCGTTCAGGTTAAACAAAAATTCCCTGAACGCTTCCCTCAAATCTTTTTTATTTTTCGTGGTCTCGACCATTTTCCGACCCTCTGTATATGGTGTATATCTGGTGTAATATATAAAGTTTATGGTGTATTTTTCCCGTGTATACTACATATCCCTATTTTTTATATATGCTTAGGTAAGGCCCCAGACCGAAGGGAATAAAACGCCTTAACAATATCGGGTTTGCGCTGTACACCATACCGGTCGTCCTATCGATGTAGCATTCTGCATAACGCAAACAGTTCAACACTTCTTTCAGTACCTCGTTCGCCCTTTCGTCGAGCGAAATTATATCGTCAAGAGGTATGTGGACGTGATAATGCCCTCTATAGCTACTGTAAGCTGCGTATAATATCGAGTCTGTCCTATCTCTGAAGATTACTACAGAACCTACTGGTGTAATTGCCACCCAATTACGGCTATCCCAGTTGATATGTCTAAGCACGGTGAACCCGTGAGTCTCATCCTTTATAAACAAATTTAGAGTACCCTCCATGTCCCATCACCGTTACTCTTAATTACACCCTTTCTTTCTAACGCCTCAATTAATATATCCTGGACTCCGATGTCTGTAGCTTGGGCCGTCTTTTCCAATATTCCCCTCAGCTCCTCTTCCGTCACATTCTCCTTCCCTATTAGCTTCGATGAGATATATGCAAGCAGCTGATCTTCAATGACAACGTCAGCTTCTTCTCCCTTTTGCTCCTCAACCTCCCTCTCCAGCTCTTCCAGTACCCTCATCCCGTAATGGTTAATTGCCCAGCTGAACCTCTTGCCGTCATAAGATTTCCACAATAACCCCTTGTCGTAAAGAGTGTCTAACAACTTCTTAGTCTCTTGCGAACTCATCTTTACCACTTGAGCGACCTCTGAAGTCGCAACGCTCTTAGTCTCTTCCTCCTTCTCGCCCTCCACAAATCCGTGATCCCTCAACCACCTTAATAACTGCAGGTCTCTCTCTGAAAGCTCCAGCGTCGTTAAGATGATGTCCTTCTTGAAATACTTCATTATGAAGTCCACATCATCCATTGTGATCTCCTCATGTCCGAAAAGCGAAGCTGAAGCCCTAACCAAATTCCTCGTTATCTCTGTGGCCCTGTAAATGTTCTTGAAGTTTATGAACTTGCTAAGGAGTTTCACTAATTCATCCTTTACTTCTTTAGTCATCTTAGGAGAACTAGGCCTGGTCTTAAGCCAAACGTAAATAATCAGCTTAAGCTTTCCTAATTCATCTGCAGAAATTTCCCCTCTCTCCAAGATCGTCTCGATAATCTTACTCTTTAACTTCTCATCTTCAGTAGGTGACAAGTAGAGTTGTATAGACCTATTTAGGATCTGGTGGTCAATGTTTGCCGTTACATTCGTTGTTATGAACGCCGGCTGACCGGGGATAACAACAGCCCTTGAGACTAAGTTCCCCTCTTCATCTTTTACAGTCGTAAGTGTCGTTATCCTGTCCTCGCTCATGGCTTCCCTAATGTAGTCAACGCCCTCCACATTGTCCAACTGCTCAATAAAGATCACCTTTCCGTCAAGGGTGTCGACATTGAGCCTACCTAACGCCTCCTTTGTCATCCTCGTGAGCTTTAGCACTACAAAGTCCTCAACCCCGTCAGCGTTATCATAGAACAAGTCTAGGATAGACTTAATTGTTGAAGATTTTCCTACTCCTGAACTGCCGGTAAGGATTAAGTGCACTCTGTAAATCCCTCTCCTTATCTTTGCCAACTGAGAAGACACAACACTTAGCAGTACTGCCACCTTAAGCTTCTCGTTTCCTATGACATCGCTTGCCCTATCTAAGAAGAAGTTGAGTGGGTCTTGGTTGATCTCGTCCCACTCCTTATACTTCTTGACTACCTCTCTGACGTCAACCCACTGTATGTACTTTTCCGGATTTATGCGGTCTAACCACACATCGAGGGCGTCACTTATAAGCCTCTTAGAGATATGCTTCTCATGTCTAAACATGTAAAGTTTCTCCACTACCTCCTTCCTATTCCTAATATAGTATATCGTCCTGCCTTCAACCTCATAAAAGTCAACAGTGACGAGGAGACTTAATACTTCGTTTTTCTTCTTAGCCGTGAAATTCCATTGTGGTAATTGCGGGATTTTAAGGTCTTTGATCCTAGTGCTATCCTCTACTGTCCCCGCGAAACCATAATATATCTCGAATCTTGTTTTATTTTTACCTCTAATTATTATCATTTTATCTTTAATTTCAATGTCCTCATCTTCAGTTTCTTTCTCCTCAGATGAGCTAAATTCTCCGGAACTTTGGATAGTGCTAAAGGAAAAAGTGTCGAAAGTGTAGTTCTCGAATTTTTCTGAAGTGTCGCCATCTAATTTCAGTGACGTACTTTGTTTACGTTCTTTGTTTGATTCTCTTTGTGAGAAAGTGTCGCTGAATTTTTCTGAAGTGTAGCTACCTAAATTCAGCGACACTTTCGACACTTTTTCCTTATGCTCTCTGTTTACTTCCGGAGAATTTTTATCACCGACACTTGAAATATTTGAATTTGTCTCTGTAATACGAGGTGTCGGTGTAGTATTTTCTGGTGTAGCTGAATTACTATTACTGTATTTGTCTTCTTTCTGTAACACAGAGTTTCCTTGCGTCAATATATTATTATTGCCATTATTTTCAATTTTTGTTTTTTCGTTTGCTTCTGTTTTCTTTTTCATTTTTTCGGCAACTATTCTCTTTAATGTTTCTCTATCCAATTTATATCACCTCAAGATTCATTAAATCCATTACGTTCTTATAGGAGAAGCGTTTATCGATGAGGTAGATAGTAGCTGAGTCGCCAGGCCCCCTAATCGCTCTACCTATCGCCTGCTTTACTTTTATCACGGCCTTCTCATAGAGGACTACCCACTTGAAAGTCTTGGGGTCTTTTTCCACTCTCTTTGAGACAGACTCAATCATTTTGTCCAGATAAGGGTTCTTATACTCAGGGATAGGTAAGCCAACTATGAAGACCGCTTTAATCCTACTCTTCCCGTTCCCGTTAAGCATCTCAATGCCCTCCGATAATTTACCACCTGCAACGGCAAAAACGATAGTACCGTCTGGCAAACTCCTTACGCGGTCTAAAACGTCAGGCCTAGGGTCTTCAAAGAAAGCTCTGGGAAATAGGGGTTTGTAAGCTTCAATCTCCTCATAACTCGGTAGGATAACTAAGTTAAGGCCATCCTTTGCGGAGTACTTCTTTATTATTTCTGCAATTTTACTTCTGTAATCCTTCCTTCTAGCCTTGGTATATTCAATATTTTCTTCAACGTATATCTTTGCTCCGTTAAAGTGGTCTTTAAGTGATGTTCTGCCCCATAACGACATCGCATTGATATACTCAAAGTTGGTGAGACCCCAAACCATTCTTAGGTAGTCGGGTGAAGGCATAGTGCCGCTCAGTAAAATGTAACGATAGTCGTTCAACTTTGTCAGCCACATAGCCGGGTCTGCAGGCATTACCTTAATGTAACTCCATAACATCGTGTCTCTCTCTATATACCACTTGTCCCTTTCTTTCCATGCGTCCATTACGACACTGAACTTCCTTGCCAATTCCTCGTTAGCTTGAACGAGTATGTTCATAAACTCAAATCCCCCTTCAGGGTCTTGCACAAACCTTGTAAAGGCGTCCTTTACTTGCTCCTGTTTCATTCCCTCTATCCTGCTGAAGAAACCCATGATCTCCTTCAACGTGAGGGTCACGCTATTGACGTTAAAGTCGTCAAGGTTGTGAGCCTCGTCAAACACGACTATAGCGTCCTTATCATCTATCTTCGGTCTTCTTATTCCTAAGAAGAAGTAGATATAGCTATATATCCTGACTCTTGCGTTCCCCTCTATGAGCTTATAAATACAGACGTCGTAGTCGTCACCTTTGAACGTGAACTTATTGTCTCGGAACCAGTTTGCAGTGCCTTTTATCCCCTCTGTCTGGAGGAGGTCGTACATCTTCCTGAAGACCATGTTGACAAAGTCCTGGGCGTCATTATACATGAAATGGGCAATACGTTCAACCCTGTAAGGGCATAATGCACTCCACCTGTCAGGAGCATCGTAGTCATAACAGACTGGGTTCATGTACCTTCTTTCTATGAATTTCTTGTGCTCCTTGATGTGATTCTCGTCTACCTCCTTGTTACAATAAGTACAGAAAAGTATGTAAGGCTTCCTGAGCACCTTGCAAAACTCTCCTTTCCTCATCAACCCGGTGAAACTTAACCCTAGTTTCCTTGCGTCCCTTTCCCATGACGAATACTGGGAAATCGTTCTCACGTAAACCCAGCCGGTCTTCTCAAGTCTCTTCAAAATCTCCAAGGCCATAATGGTTTTGCCGGTACCGGTGGGGGCATTAATAACTATTGAACGACCGTTATTTATAGCGTCTACTGCCCTCCTTACTATCTCCTCCTGATAATCCCTAAGCTTTACATTCTCCATGAAGAGAACACCTAATGAAAAAAATTATTGATGGATTTCGGAATCTATGCCCTCATCGCCTACCTCGGCCTTAAGTATCTTGCGGATTATGGCACCCCCATTAGCACCTATAGTATACTGGAGTTTGATTATGTCACCCTTGTTTACCTTGCCCGCGTTCACGTTCTTCCTTATGAACTCGTAGTTTCCTTGGCTTAGCCTCACTATTACATACTCGTTACCCCTGGTCTTCATAACTTCTGCTAGTTCATCGGCTGTATAGGATTTTGGTATCAGATCCTTGCCTATCACCCTCCCCGTCTTAGGGTCTTTCTTTGGAACCTCTTCCTTGTTGATAACGTCTATGAACAGTCCTTCTAGTGGCTTTGCCAACATTTCATATCTTGTAGCCTTGAAAGCCTTACCGTCTTTGGTAGTTCCTTGAACTTCCCTGGGTTCAAGGAGCCCGCCGAACTCCAGAATCGCTTCACCGTAACTGCCGTCCTCCGACGTTGGTGCTAGCTTTACTATGATACTGGGTTGTCTTTCATCTACTTCCTTAAAATTAAATTTCATAGCTTTCACTGCTTATCACCTCCCACTGCTTTCACTATTTCCGACTTTTCTTTTGAAATAAATCCTCTGGCTACAGACTGTCTCATTAAAAAAACTATTGCTTCCTGCCTTGACTCCCACCCTTCGTTTTGCCATAGCTTGTCAAAACTTTGTAGGGTGGGTTCATCCACGTTTAGACTTATTTTTGCCATTCTTTCACCATATATGATGTATGTCGTATATAATATATAAAACTTATGTGATATATTTTTGGTATGACCTATGAACCTCCGGAAGAAACGCACTAGCCGTGTCTGACGTAATTTCTGTTAACATTTTTCTTATTATACCTTTTCTTTCTAATATGAACCCTTCTATAGGGGTCGAAATAACAGCACTGCTTTTACTAGTGGTAGGTCTAGTCGCATTTATTGTGCTAACAGAGTATGTTGTGTATGTTAAGGCAAAAAAACTTGGATATAGAATAACATACCGTCAAATGTTAAGACTTCAAATTATCGTACTAAAACCGGCGATTATTGATATGGCACGCGTTGCGTTATTATGGATAATTATGATCTTTCCGTTATCTTTCATAAGTGCATCTACCGACTTATCTATAGCACTCGTGGTAGACTTGTTACTCGGTAAGGTGCGTAGTCCTTTACCTGGTGCTGTTGAAATTACGCTCTCTTTCCTGTTTTTACTTGCTAACATTACGGCCATGCACTATTTCCTTGGTAAGTACGGATCCATCTACAAACTACCGGTTGTGCTTCTTACAAGAGATAATATCATACATCTGAACCCGAAGGCGAGAGGCGATGTTAGGCAGTTTCTAGATAAACATAAGAGTGAACTCCAGGATATACTTATGGGGCTGATGGTAGGTTCTGTAACGTATGTCATGGTAATTATGTCCATTTTAGTAGCTCTCATAAATACACCTTCGTTTATATCAAAAATTAGTGCAGTCATAGTTGTTACACTTCTGCTCAGTTACGTTCTATTTAACGAAAAATATGAGAACGCTATAAAACTCATAGAAAAAATTTGGAGTAAATGAGTGACTTAACATTTTTCTTATTATACCCTTTTTCCTTCATATGGACAGGTTTGTTGTGAAATCGAAACAGGAGTTCTTAGATGCAATGAAAAAAGCGTCTGTAATAATAGTATATGCGGACACATCGCTACCGATTTTCCGTCAATTCATGTGCAGTCTGGGAGAGCTTAATATGAGAATACTAGCTTACGGCAAATACGAAGTAATAGAAGTACTGCCCCGCGTTGCCGATGTATTCAAGCTTTTCTGGACGAAAAAACCCGAAATAAAATACTATTTTATACAAAAACTTAACAAGGATGACGGATACGGCGCTGTCATCCCTACGACGAGTAACGAACTTGTGGAGAAGTGGCTGGAGGGAGAGATTAAATGATAAAGAAGTATAGGGCATTGCTTAAAGCGCAGTACACGCCTACTAAACTGTTCAACTACTTGACACAGTTTGAGACACACCAAAATGCTGCAATTCTTTACGGTAATATACTTTCCGTCAAATCTATAGCGTTGCTGAAGAACGTTAACGTTAAACGTGTTGTATCTCCTCCTATCGTTCTCTCGTATCCCTTTGACGTTTACTACGACGAAGACGACCTGGTGCTTTACACGAAAATGAATGAAGCACTCCCGCCGGAAGTCAAACAACGTGTGAAGTCAATTCTCGGCAGACTGAAGTGTATAAAGATGATGAAAGGGAAGAACAGTAACATCTACTTGCTTGCGGTAAACGGTGACGAGGAATGTCAGCCGGAATAGAGTTAACACCCCTTAGGACTTACAGGGAGTTCGCAATGCACCTCCTTAACAGGATAATTCATGAAGTGAATAACTATAGCATAGCCTTCCCGCAGCGTAAAGCTGCATTTCTAGTAGTTGTAAGTGCGACTAAGTCTTTGCTGATGCATATGGACAGGGCCGATTACATCGTAAAAAAGACGGGAAAAGGTATGAACGAAATATTGAAGGAGCTTGAACGGAAAGAAGGGGAAAGCATTGACGATTATATGGAGAGGACGTCAAAGTTGTTGGTGGAGGTACTCAGCGAAATCGCAGTCAGCGAGAGCGTCGTTTACCCGAATATGGGGGTGAACATATGGTGATCGAATTTATTTCCGCAATGCTGCTAATAGTTTACGTTATTGCAGAGAAGCGCTACTTGACTACTGCTAATTTTGAGTTACTATTCGCGGTGTTAAGTATGGCAATGGCCGTTCTTTCCTACTTGTATAACTGTTTAGCGTCACTTGCAATAAGCAGCATAGTCTTCCTCCTCGTGATAATAAAGATATTAAGAATAACAAAACTGGTTGAGCCCCGTAAGGGTGGGAGAAATGGAGGAAAAAACAAGAAGGATACTGGAGCGCCTGCTGGTTGATGAAATGAGGGAGGAGTGCATAGACTACATCAGCGAAGAGGAGGTTAATTACATCGTGCTATTCCTGGAAACTGGCGAAAGGAGAAAGAGTAAACTGGTTGAGTGTCTGGGTGGTTATGATGAGGTTAGAAGACTATCAGAGTTACTATAAGGTGTTGCTCCCGATTTACGAAAAGATTATGGTCCCGCAGACAAGGGGAGAAGGGTGGAATGCCCTGGCACAGTTAGCTAACGATTTCCGTTATAACCCCCTTGTATGGTTCATAAGCAATGCTGCCAAACCTAAGGACTACTACACGCACGACGAGGTGATTGTTTACGGTGAACCGGGGAGCGGTAAGACTAGTTACGTAATTCAGTCGATGCTTTACGTCTTTGAGGACGTGAAAGAGGTTAGGAAGAGAGTAGTTTTTGACGTTGACGACTTAAAGCAGTTACTGGAGAACATCAAAAACAGACAGCACTATGACGTTGTGCTTTTCGACGACCCTTCTGCCGTAGGTCTGTCTTCAACGTGGAACATGAGGAGTGCAAAGGAGAAGAGGAAGATGCTTGAGCTTTTTGATGCCTTCGTGTATGTGAAGGACTTCATATCGCTGATCATCTTTACGGTCCCGAGGCTCATAGGTGTTGCTAAGTTCTTTCGTGACATTGCGACATGGAGGGTCCAAGTAAAGAAGGAGGGAAAGGTAATCTTTACAAGGAGGGAAGTAGCGTCGACCAGAACCGGGACACTGAAGGAGATCGATACACCGGTGATGTTTTATTACATCAGAAACTTGAGGATGCCGGACGAGATCTGGAACGAAATGATGGAGAAGAGAAGGAAGATAGTTGAGGAAAGGATAGAGAGGTTTAACCGGGACGACGAGGGTAACGAAAATGATGTTTAAGGACGTTGTTGATAAAGTACTTAGGGGAGAGTTTGCTTACAAAAACGGACAGTCACAGAAAGTCACTATCTCTAAAATAATTGCGACAAGAGAAGGAAAGGAATACGTCTCACCGGTTGTCGAGATCCTACCCAAGTCATTTATTAACGCCTTTATCGTCTCGGAAGACGCAAAAACGGAGGCGTTGAAAAAGTGGGCTAATAACGTAATGTCGCCAGTCGAAAAACCGTATGTGGTGAAGAACCCTAATGCCCTTTTTCTGGGTAACTGGTACATTTACCTGGAGGAGGGGATAAACGTCGGTTACATATATGCCGCAATAACGTTTGGGAACGTACCCGTCCTGCCCTCTTTCTTCAGAGACGAGTTCGGTGAGTGTGCAGTGTATTATAACGCCGAGCTGATATACCCGCATTATAGGTTTTCCCTCGCAGACTTGTACAAAACGCTGGCTAACGTTTTCAAAAATGAGAGGCTATATTTCTCAAAAATTAATTGCTTTCTTGAATCCTCTTCTTTCTCTCTCTAAGAAGCTGGCGAGGACTCCCTCCTCATCGGCTTTTTTCTTATCAGAATTCACCATAAATTTATGGGTACTATACTGTCCTACTTAGAGGTCATGTATAACGTAAAAGTAAATACGGTCTCTGATTATCTCAAGCTACTGAAGAAAACGGAGTACAGGCCGATTGATACGTCACTCGCTTTATCCGCAGTAAGGGAGTTTTACGATTCTCCGTCATTCCGTTTTAGGCCAACGTTCTCTACTCCATTGGCATCAAAAGTTGAAGATAACGTTGTTGAAATTGAGGATGAATACTTCAAATACAACTACATGGTGGAAGAAACAACAAGGCCGTTCATCTACTTGCAGGATATACAAAAGAAGAAGGACGTCGAAGTGACGAAGGTCGACATCAAAATCCCTGACTACTTCAACAGTAATAATGACCTCTTAATGCTCCTCCACCGAGGGACTCCATACGAAGACTACCTATACGCGTTGTTATTGGTAAATGCGGGTACTATGCCGTTCTTTTACGCTTTGCCTTTCCCCCCGTCGAAGGAGGTCAAAAAGGTAGTCTTCGATAAAAACGTAATTCGTGTATACGCAGGAGACGAAAGGGATATCGTGATACTGGGTGAAAATATAGAGTCCTCATCGTTTACTTTTGCGGTGGTAAGATGAAGGAGGTCGTGTTTTACGCAATCGTCTTCGTCTTCTTAACTCTTGCCATATCTTCAGCGCTAACCACACTCACCGTAAGGACTTACTACACTTTCGACATGTACTTCCAGCCCGGCATGTATAACTTTACGCCGTCGGGGGAGTACTATTATTACCCCTCCGGTCCTTATTCGACGCTGAGTATAGACGGAGGGGGAGTCCTGGAGGTAAACGGGAGCGTTTATGTGAACTCCACAACCGTACAACCGGGGTTTTATAACGTAGTCGTTGTGCCGTCAGAAAGCGACGTAGGGGTATATTATGCCATGTCGTTTTTGATCGCAGCCGTATTGTCGTTGGTGATAGTAATGCTTTTACACAGGTTGTTATTACGGTTGGCAAATAGGTAAGAAAACTTTTTAAGCAAATGTTTTAATCATATATTATGGAACTCAAGTTAAAGTGGTACATCAAAACCGTGAAAAAAAGAAATGGGAAAGAGGTACAAGTGTATTATATTGTAGTTCCTGCAAAGGTGGCTGTTTTTTTGAAAGATCTCGTTCCATATCTTGATTTAGAGAAAAAAACCATAACTTTCAGGGGTGAGGGGGAAAATGAGTGAAAAAGACTTAATTGCCTTAAAGGACTTAGTTAGATATAGAGACGACATAATAAAGTTACGAGTATCGCTCGGTAACCGTATAGGGGCGAAGAAGAACGGGAGTGGCTGGGTCTTTCTGAGGAGGTACAGCGTTTGCAGGAATAAACACGCTGTCTTGTTGAAGGACGACGAGAAGCGCGAAAGGTGTCCCATCTGTAATAAGCCGGTGCAGATAATCGAAGAAATACCATCGCAAGAACTAATACAGAGATTCTATGACTTATTGAAACAGCAAGAGATTGTTGAGAGCTTAATCGCTAACGAAGTCACAAAGTTCCCGGAGTTTACGAACTTCCTGGCTTTCATAAGGGGCATAGGGCCGGCTAACGCTGGTAGGTTATTAGCTCTCGTTTTTCCACCGCAATTCGGGTACAGTATTAATAGGTTAAGGAGTTATGCAGGACTTGCTGTAATGTTTGCGTGCCCCAAGTGCGGTTACTGGTATTATGCGGGCAAGTCCAGTGACGGTAAACCCGCAGTACCGTCGGAGGAAGGCTGGAAGTGTCCTAATGACGGCACCAAGTTGGTCGGTACAGCTGCAAGAAATGTACCTTATAACAGGACAGTAAAGACGTTTCTGTTGGGAATCTTAGCTAACAACCTAATACTGGCTGGCGGAGTGTATTCAAAGATCATAAAGTCATTCAAAGAAGAAATAGCGGCTAAGCACCCGGACTGGCCAAAACTTAAAGTGCAGAGGACTGCAGTCAGGAAAGCGATATCCTTATTGTTATCACAATACTTTGCTATCTCTTTACATTATCGTGAAGGAGTGCCGTTGAACGAGGCTTATAAGACAGTGTTAGGAAAGGAGTACGAAATCCTAAAGACACATGAAGACTTTATTACGGCCCCGTTGACGGATTATTACGTCGACATAAAAAGCGGCAGCTATAAAGCTAGATTTGAAAAGGTTGTTGAAGAGCTGGGGATAAATGAAAATGAGGTGGTCTCATGGCTTAAGAAGAAGAAAATTATCCAGTAAACTATTTTCACCGACTGTACATAAGCAAGATAGTACCTCAATAACCGTACAGCTGCACATAAGCAATTGGGAGATTCAATAAGAGACTCAATGTACACCAGCAAACAAGGCATTCGATAATGGATGAGATGCACGTATTTAATAAATTCCGCACATAAGCAATAACGTCGTTCAATAATATCACTGCTGCACATAAGATTTTAAGCAAAAAAACGTATCAATAAATATGGAGTTGCACATAAGCAAAAAAATATTTCAATAAAGTTACATCTGCATAGCAGCAATAAGGCGTTTTGCAGACTAAAGAGGATTCTGCATGCAAACAACATAAAATAAATACTTTACTGGTCGTGCACGCAAGCAATCAGCTATTTCGAAAATGAATGTACGTGCACGCTAGCAAAGGAATTTCTCGATAATTTTATCTCTGCATATAAATAGGGAATTGATCCTTGCACGCGAACAACAACGCTATTCAATAAACCGCATATTGCACATAAGCAAATGATACATCCAATAATCATCTAACTGCACGTAAGCAAAGCGAATGTTCGATAACGCAATAATTGCATATAAGCAAAGTATCTTTTCAATAAAATATAGTCTGCACATCAGCAAAAAAGCAAATCAATAAAATAACGTCTGCACACCAGCAAAGTATGTTATCGTTAAGAATCCAATTGCACAGTTGCACACGAGCAAAAAAATATTTCAATAAAGTTATGTTTGCATAACAGCAATCAGTACGTTCGATAAACGCGATATTGCACACCAGCAATTCTGACTGTTAATAGAATACCAATTGCACATGAGCAAAGAAGTGACTTAATAAATATCCCCATGCACATAAGCAAGAGAAACACTCAATAAAGGATCAACTGCACGTGAGTAACATGGAAGCTCGATAAATCTGCACATAAGCAAGAGTGAAAATCAATAATGATAATATTGCACACAAAGCAAGGAGAGGGTTAAATAATGATGGAACTGCACGTTAAGCAATGGGTAAAATCAATAATAATTTTCTTGCACACAAACAATTGCACACAAGCAATGCTAGAAGTTAATAACCTCCCTACTGCACGCAAGCAAACAAGGCATTCAATAATCGAAACCTTGCATATTCAATAATTCAACCTTTGCATACAAGCAAGAGTACTTCTCAATAAGAAAGAGTCTGCATACAGTATAGCAAAAAGTTCATTTAGCACATAAGCAAGAGAGATAGTCAATAAACGGCATCTTGCGCATAAGCAATCAGCTATTTCGATAAACCCATAATTTTACACAAGCAATGGAAAACTTCAATAACTGTGCAATTGCACCTAAGCAAAAAAGCAACTCAATAAAATAACGTCTGCACGCCAGCAAAGGATGTTATAGTTAAGAATCAAATTGCACGTAAGCAAGAAGGTAGATCAATAATTCAACTCTTGCACGTGAGCAAGAAAGAGCCTCAATAAGGGTACATATGCACATAAGCAAAAGAAGAGCTAAATAGGAACACTCCTGCACGTAAACAATCACTTGCATAATTTAAGCAAATATAGAGTTGCACAACGACATCTTCAATACTTGCACGCCAGCAAAGTGCACGTAAGCAAGGGGTGCATTTGATAACAGCGTATTTGCACTTGTATATACTCGTTTTATTATATTTTTTAATCCGCATGTAAACTCTTATTTCAATGAGGTCAATATACCTACCCGTGGCAATAGTAGCACAAGCGTTATTGTTAAGAGTGCTCTGCCACCTAAAGCTAATAAGGGCTATGTTTATAACACTAAGCAGAGCAATAGCGATTAGCCTATCAACTAGACTACCAATAATAATGGCCGACGACGACGAGAACTATAAGGACAAGTTTAAGTATATAATAGTAGCTATCGTAGTGCTGGTCGTCGGTGCCGTAACAGTATCGATTGTCAGTGGAGTCGGCCTTTACGTCCTTAACGTGTTCAATACTACTGCTGTAAAAATCCCCAGTAATTACAACTACGTATCACCAATAGCGCCAACTTTAGGCTCTATATTCCAGATTCTCGTAGTAGTGCTGATAATAGTAGCATTGATATTCGTCATAAAGTACTTAATGAAGTCCACAGACACGTTCTAAGCTAAATTTTATTTTTTAATTTTTCCTCCTACTTCTTCTTATGAACATTTACAAAGGGAAGAGGAGTTGTTACTACCGAAGAGAAGGCATATTGATTACTCACGATTGGCAGATCCCGGACATGATAATGAGGGACTTGAGAAGAGGTTACACGTACGACCACGAGTGCAACGTCATTAAGATGGACGACGACTTAGCGAAGGCCAGACTGGCATTCCTCGAGAAGATAACGACTGACGAATTAGCAAGAGAGGAGGCTAAGAGATATTTGCATAAATTGAAAGAGGGGGAACTTGTATGGCCCAGCAGGAACAAATCTCGATTGTATCAATAATAGTAATAGCCCTATTCGCGATTTTCATCTTCTCCTCCATACTGCAGGGTATATCGTTCATAATTGACCCTACAAAGGATATGGTATCTTCTGCGCCGTCCCCTCAAGTCTCATGGACTTTAGCCATCTACCAAGACCTTTATGTGGTTTATAGTTACATCCTTGCAGTGCTTTCAAACCAGTACGCAGTTGCCGTACTCATTGCTCTCGGTATCGTCGTAATCTCACTAACGTACTACTGGTACTGGAGACAACAGACATACGGCGCTTAGCCGTGCAAGGGGATTTGAAATGGTAACTGATGAGCAGAAAAAGATCCTAGAGAGGATGCATAACAGAGTAGATTATATTTTCGAGACCTATAGAGAATATTTTGATGCGTTAGCAGAATTTGATAGAACCGGAGTTTGGGAAAATCGGACTGTTAGCCCCTTTAGATGAACATTTGATACAAGTAGTCGAATAACTTTGATAGCTCGGATTGGTACTCCTCAACTTCTTTAATTTTTTTCGCCTTGTCGGCGAAGTCTTTGAAGGAAGATGAGTTTGTATAATAATTTAAGTCGCTTAACGCTATGTACTTCTTTTCCATACTTTTGAACTTACTACCGTTTCCGTTCCACTTTATAACGGGTACTACGTAACGCTTACCTTGCTTTTCAGGTTTAAAGAACTCAAAGCACGTGTCCCCCTTACATATCATGACGTGGTTTTCTTTTGCCTCAACTATTTGGAGCGGTTTATTATTAGTTGAAACTCTGTACCTTATGTCCTTTATCGCTTTATAAGCTTCTAATATACCCATAAGAGATAACGTGAAAAGAAAGCTAAAAAATAAAAAACCAGCTTTTTGCTTAGCATAATCGTAACGTTTAAATATAGCATTTGAATAATATAAAGTGAGGAAACATGAGAAGAGAAAACAAAAAACTGCTTCGATTAAATGACGAGGAAAATAAGATGCTAATGGATCTGTGCCAAAGGTACGGCATGAGGATTAATGAAATGTTGCGTTACCTTATTAGGAAGGAATACGAAAGGGTTACTCAGAAAACATTAAGTCAATAATTTTTTTTCTAAGCTAGTGTTCTTTTTATTATTTCTCCTCTTCTCAGCGGGAACTCCGTTACGACAGCGGTCAATATGCCGTAAAGTATTCCAGTTACCCCAAAAAGTTCTTGAAATAGCAAAGTCCACAAATAAATCCCGTAGCTCACCTCGCCTAAGAAGACTGTTACACGACTAAGGACTTTAGGCGGGTTTAGGATAAGGAAGGCGAAAGCGGGTAACGCCAGATTATAAATCACGAACCTTGTGAAGAACTCATATACGAATTCATTAGAGTGAAATACGAATGCAGTAAAAACATATTGAGCGTAAAGTATTAGTATGAAATATTCGGCTTGTTCAACTTTCTGTTTCTTCTTCAAAAGGTAAGCAATTATCCCCCAACCGTATGCTCCTAACCAGAAGGGTGGCATAAGGTAAAGTAAGTGAAACTCGTTGTAGGGGAGTGTGACGATGAAGAGGCTGTAGAAAAACGATGTGAAAACCAATAAAACAGCTACTCTAAACTTTGCTTTATCGCTCATGCGATGAATAAAGGGGATAACTAAGTACATCCATTCCTCCAGCTGGAGAGACCAGAAGAGGTAATGAAAGGAGAACGGTGTAAGGACGAAGGAAACGAACATAAAATGGAGTAACAAGTCGTAATACGTTACGCCCATGTGGAACAAGTACTTGTCGGCTATGAATACTACTACGACGACAAGGAAGTAAAGTGGCCATATCCTCCTCACCCTCCTCTTGAAGTAGCGGGGGAGTGAGGGGTTTTCATCGAGCCTGCTCATGAGGAGAAATATCGATAACTCGAAAAATAACGGAACCCCTAACCAACCAGGACGGAAAAACGCAAGGGGGACTATCTGAAGAGTCCACAGATGATATAAAGCAACTGACAAAGACGCGAAGAAACGTAATTGGGCTATTCGCGGATCATATTTCATTCTAGTCGCCTTGCATATATTAAGCCGATCTTCTTCTTGTTCCCTCGAATTACAACGTTAAACCCTCTAAGCAGATCTGCAAAATGTTGGACACCGTTATGATATTCTATGATAATTGCATGATATCTATTAATCAAACGCGGTGAACTAAAGAAATTGTATTTGCACCCTTCACAATCGACTTTAAGTACAGACCCATGAGGAATATTGTATTTCAGCGTTATAATATCTAAATTATTCGAAAGTCCACACTCACAACGAATCGGCTCAACGACGTCTTTTAGATTGTTTTCCTTTATGTTCTTCTCTAAGTAAGTCGTGTCGACGTCAAATGCATAGACTTTCTTTGCACCGTTCAACGCAAAATAAATTGACGAATCGCCTATCCCCGCACCGACATCAACTACTGTCCTTCCTTTCACATCGACGTCGTATATACCGTCTCTGAAAATTTCCCCGAAAGCAGCAAAACCATTTATGTCAAAATAGAATTTTAGTACCCTGTCCTTGTACCTAAATTGTATAAACCTATCATTGACAAAGGTGATGTCAAGTCCGTGTAACGTTGCGAAGAACCACGCATGTCTCTTCGACTTTATTTCTACGTCCAACCCGTTCCTTAAGTTCGCTGTAAAAGGGAACCTGTTTAATGCAGTCCTAAACATTACGTATGTCGGGTTATCGTATGCGGATATATACGCCTTAAGCATTTTGAAATTCATGTGAGTAAGGGAGAATTAAAATAATAAAAAGATTATACCGATTCGTCCCAAATTACCTTATAATCCTTCAACACACTTTTTGCGGAACTTATCAATACGCTATTCACGATGTTCAACACTTCTCTCTCCTGCTCATCCGTCCTTATGTATTTACTTTTTATCCTATTCATCAACGTTTTACTCTCCTTGAGTGCAACTATCAATTTCTCCTTTGCATTCCAGATATTAAAAAGCGGGATTGTGTAATCGTTAAGGTCGGAAAGCAGTATTTCGAGCGCCTTAGTTACGTATTTGACAAATTTATCATCCACGTCTTTGCCGTACCTTAGGTGGAGGTCAAGCAGTTCTCCTTTCAAGAAGTCCCATATTTGGTCGTCATTACGTTCACCGTTGAGCTTTGCAGTCAGTAACTGTATCAGTATTTCCTCTACATAGCTACGTCTGTGCTGTTGTTGCTGGCTCAAACAGCCTCACCGCGTTCCTGTTGATGAGGAGTATGAAATAACTTAAGTTGTCTGTGACTTTTACGAAGAAGTATATAGGCGGTATGTAAAGGGGTTTTGTTATGTCTACGTCGAGGTCGATATGGCTCGTTTCCAGAAACGTGACGTCGGACTCCGGCAGTATCGTCTTCCTTTCGACTTTTTTCAGCGGCAAATATCTATTTCTCACTACTCCGAAGAAAAGGAACGGCCTACCTATGAATTGTTTTGCAATGAACGCGTAGGAAAGTCTGTACAGAAAGTCATCGTCGAGTTTTGAAGTTTTTGTCCTCTTCATTAGCTTGTCTATCTTCAAACCGACGTTATGAATAGGCGATGTAAGGTATGCGTATTGTCCGTACACCTTGTCCACGATCTTTGGTTTCGTTGCGCTGAGCATCTTTGGGGAAATGTGTTTATCGATCCACCACACTACGTTTCTTTCGGTGTACACGGGCTTCTTCTTTTTCTTCCTTAAAAGCAGAGCGGCTGCAGCTACTCCTGCGCCTGCAGCTATTATCAGTGTTGTTTCCATATATCATACCCTGTCAATATCTCGTTAATCAAACGCGGTGCCTTATCAGCGGGTAAGTTCGTATTCAGGAGGTTCACTATCACTATGCTTATGTTATCAACTGCGAGGTAGAAGCTGTTTACTATATCGATGTAGTGTTGTAGGAGCTTTAGGTCTTCAGTCAACTTCTCGCTGTCGTCAACATCTTTACTTATTTTAACCATGATTTGCGTGTAAACCGCGTCCTGAATGACTATCATATTTCTGATTACGTTTCTCACCGAGTTTTTGAATAGGGGAAGTATGAGTGAGGGGACTGTGATGTAACGTACTTCCTGCTGTAAATCCTCAAGCAGTGCTGCAATAACCGCGGACTCAAACTGTTTGAGTTTATTGATATTGTTGATTACGTCGTCATCTTTCAACTCTTCAAGGAGGTTTATTTTCGATAAGGGCTGTTTGACCAGTTTTACGAGCCCGTGATTTTCGTCAAAAGTAAGGGGGTTTACTTTTACTACTACGGTTTTCGCGCTTGTCCCCCTAACTCCAGTCTGCTGCTGTTTCTCGTCACTCATCCTTCTCACCGGTTGGGTAATACCACCTTATATAGGCATATTTGCTCCTCCTCTTCTGGAAGATTTGAATCCTTGCGTTATGTGACTTCGCCAGCTCCTTAACTTTTTCGACGTAGTCCAGGGGTACCATGATGATGTTCTCCTTCTCCGGAGAAAATAGGGGGTTGTATGCGGTAATTATATCGATAACGTCCATAGATATACGTCTCTGTGTAATAATAAAAGTTTTAAATCGAGTTATGAATTCATTAAATAATGAAAGAACTTTACGCGGTTTCAAGGTATAAGAAGCTCCTAGGGATGAGGTGGTTGATCATAAACGCTGAAAAGAAAAATATTGACCTGTTAGAGTCTGTAAAGGAGAAAAAATGCCCGGTATGCGGTCAAAAGTTTAAAAATGTCTTTTTTCTGCAAAGGCACATTGACACTACACAATGCGGTTCGATTTTGGAGAGGACGTTACGAGAATAGGGTGGGGGTCAGGAGAACAATTCAAACGAACCTTTTTTTGTGAATATTTTTATTATTAGCAGAAAAGCGGACACTATCGTCAGGGCGAACCCTATCATGAAGAGTGGGGCAAAGGGGTCGGGCTTATAAACGGGCGTTATTATAACTGTTGAGTTGTTTAACTTTGTCTCATTCTCACCTGCAACGTAGATTACGCCGTTTAGATATGAAGCGAAATTAAAGGTTGCCAGAAAAATTGTAATAAGGGCGTCAAGGTAAATCGGAGTGTCCTTGTCGAGGAGGTAGAGTTGGAACGCTAACGCTATAAAGTCTATCGAGAGGGTAATAATCAACTCGTCACCTAACATTTGCCATCAGCCTCTTTAATTCATCTATGTTTACAGGTTTATTAAAGAATATCCTACTGTAAATATAAATCGCCGGCGGGTAGTTCTCTCTTTCTGCGCAGTACGACAGGAGCTTTGACACACACATCTCCAGCGTGTCGTACTTCTTTTCGCATAATTTCACTATCTCCTCATCGTCCTCGATAAAATATTTCAGCTTCCTGGCCTGCACACCGTAGTAGCTGTAAAACCCGTTCTTTTTATCACTGAAATAATATATTTTGCTCTTTGCCTTTCTTACAATGTCGCTCACGAATTTCTCGCATATCTCACGGCCCAATTACGACACCTCTCACATAACCGTTATGGACGTAAATGAACAGTGTATTGCCGGAGATCACGTAGGAGATATTATACCCGATTACTGTAACGTTCCCGAAAACCTGTTGGTAAAATATTACGGTGCCGTTCACGATAACGCCGTTGTGGTAGGAAAGTTCAGTTCCCGGAGCAAGCTCAACGTACCAGCCCCACGGTAGCACCTCGTTATATTTTCCGCTGTAGTATACTACGGAAAAGTTCGGGTTAAGAATAGGAGGCCTAGTTATATCAGGTGTTACGTAAACCGGGGAATTTACGAAAAGGGTACCCCCCACCGAATAGACTTGGACGAAAATCCTGGTAAAGGGCGGTATGAAGTAAAGGGGTGATGGTGCAGAGATGTTGATTAAACGGGACGAGTGAGGCGGGATAACGGGCAACGTGCAGTTGTACGGTGCATAAGCGGGGGGTGTAAGGGTATCCCCCACCGAGACCACCCACCTCTTCTCACTACCGAACATGTAAAGGAGGAAAATAGGGTAAACCGGAGAGTTTCCGTGGTTGGTAACGTTTAAGCACACTAAGTCCCAGTACCCTACGTCACCGACGTCGTAGACTTTCACGATGTAGACTGACAGCGGTAGTGTAGGTTTCAGCAATAAAGAGGTTGCGAGTATTTCGAGTGTGATAATACTAACCAAAAATATAATAGCAGTGGGGGTGTGGGGGTATCCCCCACTGGGGGTCTTAGGGGGTATCCCCCTAAATGTCCAGTTCATAACTACTCACCCATATTGTGATGTAGAATAAGAAATAGTTTAAGTCCCTCCAGCTCACGATCCAGATAAAAGCCGGGAGGAGCCACTTCCACTTAGTGTTAGGTTTATACGCTACCAGCAACGCGATGTAGAGCGTTAGGAAAGCGACGGTATAGGCGATATGCGGTATAGGCACGCCTGCCATGGTCAACAGGCTGACCGAAATACCTTGGTTTGCTATGGGTTGTGTGAGAGGACCTAATACGTCAAAAGCCCACTTTAGTGAGATGAAGGGTAAGTTAGGAATTAGGAAAACGGTCAACGGTATGATTACATTCTTTGTTAATTCTTTAGCATTGGGGGTGTGGGGGTATCCGGGTGTCCCCCTAACCACGTCCTTCCACATAAACGGTAAATAAAGCAGTGTGTACTGTTTGATGTCACCGCTCAACGCCATAAGCGTTGTCCTTATCCAGCCTTTCGTCGTAAGTGCTACGATTGCAATCGCTAAGGATATTATGTCAAATGTGGCACCCGTAAAAGCTGAATAACTCCCTTCTATCAACATGACGATAAAGAACAGCTTCTCCTTGCCCTTCCACCTCAGAAATAGGTAAAGTAAGAAAGTTGTGGCAAGCGTGGCGATCTGAGGGTATACGACGGACGCTATCTCGAAATATAAGGCAGGATAACCGAACACGTTAACGTAATAGTTGGGAGTGAGTGTAACAGTGACTACGGGTTCGGCTACGGGGAACATCTTGTAAGCGTTAATGAGGTTCATCGCGTAAGGGTTAATCCCGTGTTTAAAGAGGTATGCCGCGTATAATACTAGGCTTTCCTCATCGGTTTGTGAGGGAAGTCTGTATACCGAGACGGCAGTAAATGTGGCAACAAACGTAAAGAACACGATTAAGTCGGCAAACCTCTTATCCTCTTTTACTAAGTAGAGGAAAGCAAACATCACACCTAGTATATAAAATAGGTATACTGTAAAGGAAACTACTTCTAGGGATAATATACCGTTGACAAATGTCAAAGCCCCTAAAAATACGGCTACTCTCTCAACTTCTTTACGCAGTTCTCATCACCTCCTTTACAGTGGTAAACGATCCTTTCCAAATCACTTAGGGTATACCTCCTCGGTGTTGCCCTAATATTGTACGCACTAAAGATGATGTTTATCATGTCCTCGTTATACTCGTCCACGTGAAAAGTTTCCTTTCCTGTCACGTTCTCTCCTACCACAACGATAGGGACGTTAGCGACACGGAACAGTTCCTTAATCGGTATCCCGCTCCTTTCGTCCACAATAAGCACAGCGTTATATGTTTCAGCCACTTTTATCGCCTCTTCCAGCCCTTTCGCGTTATAAACGACTACGTTTCCTTTACCGACAGAAACGAAATAAGCAGCAAGCACGGGTATTGCGAGGTCCGGATTTGCTTTCACGAAGTAAAGCTCAGGGTAGTCAAGTGAGGAAAAGAACCTCTCAAGTCTCCTGTCCGTATAAGGTTTCTTAACGTAAATTATCCTGTAACCGCGAAGGGATTCCTCAGGCAGTCTGTCTATGCCGTACTCTAACCTCTTTAGATAGGACACTATGTTGGCAAAGTTCTGCATTGATGAGGCAAGTTTTGAGGCTAATTCTTCCCGTTTATCAAGGAATTGCGGGAACTTCTTCTCTACGAGTATTTCTATTGCATCCTTTGTTGGTACCGGGACGTAAACCGGTTCGCCGAATCTCCCTTCTCTCTTTAACGCACTGTCAATGAGAGATGGTGAAATGTTGGTTATTGCAATAAATAACACGTCACTTTCCCTCATCTTGGACATCGTATCGAGTAGCATTGACTTTATGTTAATGTCTGCAGACGATACGCCTATCCTTTGTACCATAACTTCTCTTGACATGAGCAAAGTGTCGGCTTCGTCGATTATTAGGGCAGAAGGTCGCGATTTTACAGCTTCGTCGATTTTTGCTTGAAAACCCTTCTCGCTTTGCCCGACGTAAGGACCTAGCACCTCAGCAAAACTGAAAAACACCCTGTCCAGACCTAACATGTCTGTAAGTATCCTCGAGAGTGTGGTCTTTCCTGTCCCGGGCGGACCAGTGAAAAGCAGACCGGGGTTGGGAAAGACACCGCTTTTCCTGAAATAATCAACGTAAAACTGTATACGTTCCCATACACTTTTTGGGTAAACGTACACGTCATCGGCAGTAACGACTATATATTCCTTGACTTCTTCCACTTTGACTTCTCCCACTGTTTTAACGTCAGTATAAGGGGCAACCTCGTCACAACCTATAGGTCTCCTCAGGACTTCGGTTGATGAGTTCCTCACGACTTTTCTGCAGATCATTTATGTACCACCGATAAGGCAAGCATGAATATGCCGATTATCATGAGCGCTATGACGACCCACCTCATCCACGAGAAATCAGTAGACTTAGTTGCTGTTACGTTCTTCTCTATATTCACTATTTCCTCTAATTGTCTCAGTGAGTGTTTAACGTTAGCATGAAGTAAGTCCTCGATCGAACTCTTAAATATACTGGGGTAATCGACTGCTATAATAAGCTGTGTGTTAGTATCAAGCGTGAGTTCCCTCATTGTGTCGATCCTACTTTTTATTAAGTAAGTGTAATAGTCAACGATTGACTTCCACGTACCGTCGAACTTTATCTCCCTATTCCCGATCCTTATTATGAGGTCTCGGATCCCGACGTTGAGGAGCGTCTGCGGATCTTTAGCAATGTAGTAGGGCTGTATACCCCAACCGTAAAGGATATACCTCCTCCCGCTTTTGACCATCTTGACTGTAGGGTCTTTGTATACGCGTATATTCCCTCTTACGCTTACGAAGTTAACCTCGTCTATTCTCGTCAGCGGGATTTCCTTTTCTTCATTGCCGTCAATAAGTCTTAACCAGTACTTGTAGCTGGGTTTATGGAAGAGTCTGTACGCAATATAAATTATTACACCTGCGAAAATTGCAATCATAGCGTATTCGAGGATGTCGGGTGAAAAAGATGGTACTACTGATGACGGTGATGCCGGGAGTGTTACAGGTGGAGGAAGTGTTGTTGTCATGAAAGAAAAAGAGGGTTGAATAAGAAAAATGTTAACATTGAAGGCGTGGAGATTTTTGAAGAAATATTTCACTCGGGGGTGTTCCCCCACATGTTAGCCCGACATTTGGACGCTGTGCCACAGCAGTATAACGGCGAACATTACCTCAAGCGTTGGGATTGCATATAACCACGGGTTCGAGACACCGAGTGCTACCATTTCCGCCGTTGTAAACACGGACGAGACTATTAAACCCAACCCGACGTTCCTCAGACCAGCCCTAAGCCCGAACAAAGCCACAGAAGACAACGGGATAACATACATCAGCATTTGTTCGAGGAGGGGTGGTGCATAATTCCCACCGTTTGTCGTTATGTAAAACGGCCCGAACTGTTGGCTGTCGAAGTAGATAAAGATGACAGTTATATTGGAGGGTACCGTCACCACGGTGTAGTTATCTTCCAATGTGTAGTTGCCGATCAACTGATGCGTATAAAAGTTGTAGAGAGAGAATGTAACTTCTTGTAAGTTTTGCCCTTGGTAGTAAGGTTCAGCTAAGAGGACTACTTGGTTAGAGCCGTTATAAAACGCGTTGACAACGTAACCGTCTATGACTGTCTCCGAAAGCGGCTGTATCGTTACAACGGCACTACCGTCCGACCAGTCTAAGACAGCACCACCCGTAGTTCCTGCTACTAACAGGGAAGCAATGAGAGGGACTAAAAGTGACAACAATAGTCTTTTCATATTCAAAATGTAGGAGAATGAGTTAAAAAATAAATTAGAATTGGGGGTATCCGGGTGTCCCCCTAATCACGGTCCGTAAGGGCTGTTCTCTCTCAGTATTTTAACAATATACAAGAGGATCATGAAGATGATCATACCTATTAATAATATCAGAACGTCGACTACATTACTGGCGAACGGTATAGGGTTGTTCGGCATCTTCACACTTACGTTACCTATTTTTACACTGTTAAGCGTCGGGACAGCAAGGCCGAAATATATGCCCTCAATTAGGTTTAGGACTGCTGCTATTATACCTATTATAAATATTAAGAGGATGTAAGTGATGAACTTCATGATTGACTATTCCTCCTTGCAAACCTATACGCTGTAGATATTATAACGAGGACTGAGCCTATGAAGATTATGGGCATGAGGTGTATTATGATTCCTACGACTGCGACTACTGCACCTCCTGCAGCGATTGACGCAAGCAGGTCTTGGTTAGCTCTAGCTAACGCGATCACCACCCCTAAAACCATTGCCACCGTAACTATACCGCTTACCGTAAGTGTCGACAGACTGAACGGCGTTTGTTGCGATAGCGGGAGTATTAACTGTGGTGCCGGTTTCGGGAACGTTATCTCCTCAGGCGAATAAGAACCTACGCCGGAGGAGAGGGGCTGCAAGTATATGGTCAACACTTTCGTATTGGGGTTCGCCACGACTTGTGCCGATAAGAGTCCCTGTGTGTCGAAGGGCTGTATTTGTTGCGTTATGGGGTCGTTTACTATCATGGGTTGTCCGTTCTCATAAATAGTCACGTTCCAGCCTTGCCAGTTTATTAACACGAAAGAGTACGCTGTGTACAGTAGGATGACCGTGATCTGGTAATTGCCGGGTAGTAAAGTTGCAGTCTGGTAAGGGAACGTCTCGTAATTTATAAATATTTGTGAGCTCGTAGAGTTCCTCACGATTACCTCAGTGAACGGTGGGATATAAATTACGGGGTTTGTAACACCGGGCTTGAGGAACGTTATGACGCCAATGTCGTTAACTTCCCTAGTTAGGGAGCCGGTCAGCTGGTAGGTCTGGTTCGTGAAGGGGTTTATGTATTGACCTTGTTGTGTGATGTACGTTGGGTCGAAGAAGAACAACATCGAAGAGGTTGACGGTGGGGTCTGCGACGTTGCAACACTGTTATTTTCTATGTATACCATGTCAATGAACCCGTTTTGGAAGGAGTAATAGCCGGAGGGTGCGTTGGCCCAACCTGATGTGAAACCTGTACCGACAGTAACGTAGTTCATAGCCCCCTGGGGGCCTTGTCCTAATGAGACGGCGTAATATGTGAAGTTCGTAGTACCCCAGTCGGTCGTCGCTATTGTACCACCTTGATAGTAGTTTATGCTGTTGAGTGTAGCCGGGGTGAACTGAGGTGAGTTGTAATCGGCACCTCCTCCTACCTCTCCGTTGGTACCGACATAGCCTAACGGTTCAAAAGTCCCCGGGTTTGACGGAGGTATAGCGTTTTGAGCCTCCAACAACACACCGTTACCTGGAGAGAATAAAGCACCGTAAGATAGTACGTTTGATGACTTCAACGTTATGTTTACCGGACCCACTGGGTTAAACGTGATTGTGAACTTTCCGCTGGGGTTGGTAAACGGTAGGTTAAGCTCATACCACGTCCCGTTGTACATGCCGAGGAGGGCATAAGAGCCGTTGGAGAGCTGAGAAACTAGAACTGTGGCTGAAGAAGTATCGGGTATTGAAGGTAATGAGACTGAGTTAACCGTGTATTTGACTGTGCCGTACTGGAAGGGAGAGACGCCGAAGTATGAAACGTAGAAGAAGTTACCGGAATCGCCTCTTATTCCCACATAACCGATTTGCGACCACGGGAAAGGAGTATTGACGTTCACTGTGTAAGCTGTTGAGTTGATGTACACAGTAGACACAGTAACATAACCAGCACTGTTCTCCGCGAGGACGACGCTGAAAGTGAATGGGTAGGATGTAGAAGGTGTGGGAAACGCTGAACCCTTCAAGAGTGTATACCCTGACGTCGTAGAATGATAGAAAATATCACCGTTAAATGACACTAGGACTGCTTGGAAGTTGTTCACATTATTATCACTAGTTTGGTCTCCGATGTTAGGGGAATAAACTACGATACCTGGGAAACTCTGTATACCACTAGGATAACTTGTCACATGAATAGTGGCGTTGATGACGTTACTTACTGGTAAATATCTCCAAGCTATGTACTGACCAGTAGGTAGAGAAACAGATGGCATTACACCATTAGGTGGCAACGGTCTGATTATTATTCCCATCCAGTACGTTATCTGTGATTGTCCTGCACTGTCACCTACCAGTCCGATACTATTTCCTTGAATTGATATTGATGCAGAATAAGGTGTTAGTCCTATCTCTTGACCGTATAACATTCTAGATGATACATTACTTAAATACTCTGTAGCTTTTGTCCCGTTTACTACAACTCCTACCAAGACCCATCTTCCATTATAATATCCAGTATCACTAGGGGCGCTCCAACTAGTCCAACTATTAGTCGTTGCGATTCCATACCAACCTCCACTTACTCCTCCCACTCTTGCCATTTGCCCGTAACCATTATAATTTGTGAAGAAGAATAGGTCGCCTAACGCCGTAGTATATGTGTAATATTCTATAATTAC